AAGCAAGTCAGCATCTAGTCCAGATGTTGCTCCATCAACCCCTTTAATAAGAGTGAGGATAGCGTTTGCATCCAAATCAGCAGAAATATCAACAATAGATTCGGTATTTGCACTGGCATCATACTTTTTGAAGTACAACTTACCATCTTGCGTGTTAATTGCAATTTCACCCAATTCAAGTTGGGCAATCGTAGGTATACGACCAGCTACAGCACTACGGCGTAGTTTAATTGTTGTTGACATATCTATGCCCTCTCTATGTAAAACCTATGTAGGTTTAGAATGTTCCACCGTCTAATTCATTAACAGCAATTGAGATGTTATTATCAGACACTGTTGTATCGACACCTTCGCCCCCAGCTATAGTAATTGTTTCGCCCAATACAACGGTATCAGTCGTACCATTGTCAGCGCCAAACAAAATATTTGGGTTGGTGATAGAGAATTCAGTACCTGTTAATGTTAGCCCTTGTCCAACGGAGTATGTACCCGCGCCAGAGAATTGTTGCCAAATTATATCGTCTGTGCCAAGAGCAAAAGTCTCAGCGTCTGTTACTGTCGCAACGAAACCAGTTCCGTTGTTTGTCGTTCCATCAGTTACGAATTGGAACGAACCTGCAATTTCTGAAGATTCATTGAAATAATCACCACGAGTAAATACCCATGCAGTATTCAGATTGCCAACTTGGGTTAGTAAATACGAACCGTTCTCAAGTGAGTTTGTTTGATCTTTGACAAGAAGTCTGTAACCAGACGCCCAAGATGTGACTCCATCAATATTAAGTGTTGGCATTGCGTTAATTGTGAGTGTACCCAAACCATTGTTGTAAGAAGCACCAAGATCAGAAGTTGTAGCCGCAAGTGCTGCTGGGATAACTCTAAGCCCCTGTGCAACACCGTCAACGTACTGTTTATTTGTCGCATCTTGGCTATTTACAGGATCAGCAACATTTTTAATAATGTTTTGACTTACATCTATTTCATTCGTATCTGAATCAAACGTGAGATCAAATCCAGAACTAGCCAATGTTGAAATAGTTCGTCCAGCAATGTTGACTTTATCGACTTTAAAGTTTTCGTCAATTTCTAAAGCTCTTAGATAAGAATCTGTACCACCTGGGTGCAAGAAGTATGAAGTGGAGTCGTTATCTACAAATCTTTCAGCTAATACGTCACCATTTTGAACAACCCAATTACCAGTTGATCTTTCGGAATAAGACGCATAGTTAAACGTATTGTCAAGGAAACCAATTCTGCCTTGGCTTGCGTATAATGTGGACTGACTACCTGGCCCATCAGCAAAGCCAATTTGTGAGAATGTTAAACCGTAACCAACCCTTAAATTGTTAAGTCTTGTTTCGCCACCAAAATCACCGTAGTAATCGTTATTATCACTATCAAAGTATCTTGGAGCAAATACGTTACCAGCGAATGTAGCACCTTCAAGTTCAGCATAAACTGTATCAAGATGTGAGTAATCCAATCCAATAGCAACGTTTGCACTTGCACCGTTTGGCTGTGTAATACTTACGCCAGATGTAATACCATCAGGATAGATATAACGTACATACTGTGCAGTAATTTCAGCTTGAATAGTTGTATTACTTGCTCTTGTTACTTCAGCAACACCTGCAAGATCACCACCCAATTCGATATTAAAGTTACGAACCTTGAGGTTCATTACATCGTTAGCATCGTCGTTTACTGCAATAATACCTTCGTTATTAGCATTACCGTCTACAAACATAAGACCAATAATATCACGTGATGTTTCAGTAAAGTTTGGAATCGCGTTGGCTTGTAATTCTAATGGAATGTCTGTAGCAAAATCAATTCTACCATCTTCAGTAACACGTATACGAGGAGTAAATCCATCAGTACCATACATTGTCGCTTCAACACCAGTAACATCAAGACCAATCTTTAATTCGTTGTTTGCGGTATCAATATCTTGTACTTCAAGACCACGACCAATTGATAGTGTTGGGTTTTGGAGTAGATCGATAGATGTTGGATATGTGTTAGCGTTATCAACAACAATCATCTTAGATGAGAACTGTGTATTCAGATATTCAAGGTTAACTGCGTCTCTTGGATTAACAGGAGATGCAACATCTGTGATTGTATTGTTACTTACATTGATATTACCAACAGCGTCAAGAAATAAATTCCCATCAGATGTCACTTTACCATTGACAGTTAAATTTCCTGTGTTATAATCGATTTTAAGAGCAGTAAGGTTATTACCATATAATAGATTACCATCTTGATTAATCTGTAATCTCTGAGTACCAGAAGTAAAGAAATCAAGATCATTGTTATCATCACCAGATGCTGTTTCAGCAATGATGTAAGTGTTTCTATCAAGGTCAATAACAGAGCCTGCTAGTCCAGCCCATGCTGTACCATCATATCCTTCAAACCTAGCATCTTCACTGTTAAATCTCAACATACCCATCTGTTGTGTAGGTCTTTGAGCCTCAGTACCAGATGGAAGAACAATAGCACCAGTAGTGTCAAACTTAACTACATTGTCATCAGAACCGATATTATCAACAAATAGCTTCTTCCAATTATTTGCAGTTGTACCAAGATTGTGTGTATTAGATGCTGTTGGTGATAAATTACTAGCTACTTTACTTACAGAAAGATTACCAAAGTCAATATTAAGATTGCCATAAAAGTTTGCTTGGTTAGATAGATCGAACATAGCGGCAATAGAACCACCAGTAAAGAATTTAAGTTGGTTGTTATCTGAACCTGGGGTATCTTCAGCAGTAATCTTTGTGTTTTGATCAACATCAATAACACCACCAAGACCAGCCCATGCAAGCCCATCATATCCTTCGAATTGACCATCATCTGAATTAAATCTAATAGAACCTGTAGCATCTGTTGGTCTGTCAGCGGTTTCGCCTTGGGGAAGTACCAAAGAGCCTGTACCACTTACTGTAAGAGTATCCGCAATTGGATTGATCTGTGACAGTGGTAATATTTGATTAACATTAAATTGTGTGCCATTAAGAGTTAAACCAGCCCCAGCAGTAAAAGTACCTTCACCTTGGAACTGTACCCAGTTCAGTGGGTCTGTGTTGACTTGATAGCTTGAAGCATCATCAACAGTAGAAACCCAACCTGACCCACCATTGACAGTACCGTCTGTTACAAACTCATATGAACCTGGAAGTTCAGCATTTGTCGAGAAGTTACTTCTTTGGAATACCCATTCAGTGTTGGCAGAACCAACTTGGATAAGATCGTATGAACCGTTTTCACGAGCATTTGTTTGGTCTTTAACAAGAAGGTTTTTGCCAATTGCCCAAGTAGTAACGTCATCAACGTATAAGAAGTTAACTGGTGGAATACTAAGAGTTGCTGTTACTGTAGTATTACCAGCATCAAACGTAGCTCCCAAATCTGCGGTTGTAGCCGCAAGTGCCTGTGGTCTAACAACGAAACCTTGAACCAAATTGTCAACATACCGTTTATTGGTTGCGTCAGATGGTAAAATTGGGTCTTCAATAACCTTAACTGTGTTCTCAACACGAATTAATTCAAATTCGAGATAGCTTTTGTTGATAGCATCTTTACCATCAATAGGATCAGCAACTTGAATCATTCTTGAGTTGCTTGCGTCCACGACATTGTTAGCCGCTGGCTGTAGCTTTACATCACCTAAACTTGTGATAGTATTTGTTTCTAGTGTTAATCCACCAGCATCAAGCTTTGCTAGACCCAAAATCTCAGTTGTTGAGCCACCCAAAGTGATTGCAGTATTACCAAACGTAATGTCATCTGATGAGATTATGCTGTTAGCAGAACTGAAATTTGTTGGGTTAAATGAGTTGTTATAAAACTGAGTAACGTGACCAAACGTATCTATATCAACATTACCAGCAAAAGTCAACCCAGCATTATTAGAACTTACTTCAGTAGAAGTATCTGCGTGACTAATTACAAGGTTTGCTGTCTCTATATTACTCTCTGGGGATACAACGATTCCTACGCCAGCATCAACTTGTGCTACGTATTTACCTACTGTGTCTATTCCCAGTGTAATTGAATCAGGAACAATGAGTGGTTTTTTCTCAGCCGCCGCGACTATTCGAATGTTCTTAGTCTGACCAACTTTAACTTTAATACTCACAAGTTATACCTCCGTGATGGTTGGAATAACAATAGCTAAACCTTCAACTATTTTAGACATCTCACCACTTGATTTTCTCATCAGTACATCATATTCATATTTTCCAGGTCTTAGATTAGCAGTTACGTCTGCTTCTAAAACGAGAGTGATATCGTTTTCGTTCTTCTCTATTGTAAACTCTGCTGTTCTCTTGGAAGAGTACATTTTTCTTAGGTCAGCAAAAAAGCTGAAAGTGCTAATTACCAAATCGTCATCGTCACCGTCAAACAACTCTAACGAAATACGGAAGTCAGTCCCTTGATCTATGTAAATATTTGCTTTTGATCCCATTTTCAATCTCTTTATGTATTGGCTTTATTCTATTTATAAAAAATAGGGGGGTACTAAAAGCTTAGACCCCCCTTTTTCATACGTAGATAAAAAAATCTTACTGGACTTTGTTATCTTCTACTTTATCGTTCAAGTCCTTGACTGCTTCAATTAACAAACCAATCAATGAACCATAAGAAACAGATTTGATTTGTTCTTCTGTATTGTCAGAAAAGACTGCTTCTGGAATGATAGCTTCGACTTCTTGAGCAATCAAACCAATTTTTCTAACACCAGGTGCGTCTTTCTTATTGAAGTAAACACCTCTCATGCCGATTACTTTAGCAAGTGCTTCGTCAACAACTTCAATGTTCTCTTTCAGTCTTGCGTCAGAGTTTGTTGTGACATCGCCAGTTGCAGTAAAGTTACCAGCCGCTGTATCAAACGTAAAGATTGGAAGCCCACTTGATCTGTTCTCAATCAATACTGCTGTGACAGCAGTTGTGTCAACATCAATATTGAATGTTCCAGCAGCAGTAGAATCATATCCTAGTTTTGTCGCTTGGTTTAGACCGAAGCCAAAGTAAACGTCACTTGGCAAGCTCATATCAGATGTAACACCAGTTAATGAGGTAGCTGTTAAAGCACCACCAACATCAAGGTTACCTGCTACAGCAATGTTTTCAACGCTAAGTTCATCAACATCAGATGTATAGAAGAAGTTTTGCTCACCACCTGGGTTAGGTCCTAATGTAGCAAGTAGCTGTCTTTGATCTGCACCCGCTTCAAAGAATGGGATGAACAATGCTGTGTCTTGTAAAGGAGATGTGTGAATGTTCTGTAAGTTACCTACACCACCTTCGTTACCTGGCCCCTGTACACCTTGCGTACCTTGGAAACCATAGTCACCTTGAGTACCAGTTGTACCTTGGAAGCCCTGTACACCACCACCGATAGCACCTTGGAAACCTAAGTCACCTTGAACGCCTTGGATGCCTTGCATGCCTTGTACGCCTTGTCCAGTAATACCTTGCGCACCAGTTTCGCCCAAGTCGCCTTGAACACCCTGTGTACCTTGCGCACCACCGTTACCAGTGCCACCAACTAAACCTTGGAAGCCTTGTGCGCCTTGGAAACCACTGAAGCCTTGTAAACCAGTTCCACCATCACCACCAACTAAACCTTGTATACCTTGGAAACCGCCAATACCCTGTAGACCTTCATCACCGATACCAGCAGCACCTTGGAAGCCTTGTGTACCTTGATTACCAGCACCAGTCGAGCCTTGGAAACCATTATCACCTTGGAAACCTTGGAAACCATTAGTACCTTGTGTACCTTGATTACCTTCGCCGCTAATACCTTGTAAACCACCAAAGCCTTGGAAACCATTATCACCTTGGAAACCTTTTTCGCCTTGCAAGCCTTGGATACCAATACCGATGCCACCAGTATCACCTTGGATACCTTGTGCGGCTTGAGAGCCTTGAATACCTTGGATACCATCGTTACCTTGGATACCACTTGCACCAACACCACCTATACCTTGTGTACCAGTTTCGCCTTGGACACCTTGGAAGCCATCACCGCCTTGTAAACCAAAGCTACCTTGGACACCCTGCGCCCCATCTCCACCGACTTCACCTTCGTCACCTTCTTGTCCATCAGCACCCTGTATACCAGAGCCACCTTGGATACCTTGCGCTCCATTAAAGCCTTGTACGCCTTGAAGACCCTGTACACCTTGGACACCTTGCGCACCCTGAGAACCGACAGAACCTACAAATCCAGAAATACCTTGAATACCAAGATCGCCTTGTACGCCTTGAACACCTTGGCTACCAATAGGTCCGACATCACCAGTTCTGGCAAATGTAATTACAACATCTGCACCATCAGCGAATGTTCCACCAATTGAACCAGATACATAAGAAGAGTCAACTACAAAGTAGCCAGCAGATTCTGTTAAGCCATCAATCGTAAAGATTGCAAAGTTTTGTGGTTCTCCATTTTCAGATACTTTAAAGTGACCTTTAATAGTAGCTGTTGAGTCATCAATAGTTCTTAAGAACGGTTGAATATCTGTAAAGTTGTCATCTCTATCATCCATGAACAATAGTGAAGCACTAGATAGACTTGCGTTGTTAAATTTAAGAGTACCAACTCCTGGGTCAGTTGCCGCTACATTCGTGCTAAATGTATAGTCGAATGTGATACCACCAAAACTACCAGTTTGACCCTGTAATCCATCAGTACCTTGGAAGCCAAACGTACCCTGTGTTCCTTGCGGTCCGATTGGGCCAGGAAATCCTTGAACACCAAGATCACCTTGGATACCAAACGTACCTTGTGCGCCTTGAGTACCAGCACCTGTTTCGCCCTGTAGACCTTGAATAGATTGAGTACCTTGTAGACCCTGTAAACCTTGGACACCTTGTGTACCTTGAGGTCCGAAGTCAGACACGTTAATTACATTACCCATTCCCGCATGGTTAGCACATTGGTAATACAATGTAAGAGGTGCATCGTATGGAACTCTGAAGATAAGTCTTCCAACTTCCACACCGTTATTTGTTACGCCAGTTGTATAGTCAGCACCACCATTAGATTGTCTAATAGTAAATGGATGCCCACTTGCATTAACATCAAATACGTATGTAAATCCACGGATTAGGTGGATAATTGGATCATTTACACCGTCAACAATAAAATCGGCAGTACCGTTGTTTGTTACGATAAATTCTCTAGCACCTTCGTTACCTTGGACGCCTTGCATACCTTGTACGCCTTGCAAGCCTTGGACACCTTGAGTACCCTGTGATCCTTGCAAACCACCAAGACCCTGTAAACCTTGAAGTCCTTGAACGCCTTGAACACCCTGTGTACCAGCTTCACCACGAGGGACAAAGTTGATAAGAGTTTTAGCGCCATGACCTGTTGCGATAACATCTGTTTGCCATGAATTGTTTGGCAATCCATATTGACCAACATAAGTAACGTCGAACCAACCAAATGTTTTGCCTACGCCATCCCATGTAAAGTTTGTAAATTCGTACACAAGTTGGTGGTGACCAGACGGACCATTACCATCGTCAAATGATTCAACAATGATTAAGCCTTTAGAGCCAGAGCCACCTGGAATTGCGGCTAACCAATCAAAGGTTTCATCAATATCGTTTGTGTAGTTATCTAAAGGAACATCGTCAAGTGTCAAAACAGTAGCCAATGTTACATCAGCGTTGTTTACTTTCCAGTTACTAGTTCCTGGGGCTGTAGAAGGAGTCGAGTCGTTTAAGTAACTCCACTCGTGAGTTAAACCACCGTAGTGACCAACAGCGCCTTGTACGCCTTGTGTACCTTGATCTCCTTGAATACCTTGGACACCTTGTAAACCAGAACCACCTTGTACGCCTTGAATACCTTGAACCGACTGAATGCCTTGAACACCTTGAACACCAGTTCCACCTTGTAGACCCTGTGTTCCTTGTAGACCTTGTACTGATTGAGTGCCTTGCAAACCTTGCAAGCCTTGCACACCTTGAGTACCTTGAAAGCCTAAAATTCCTTGTAAACCTTGAATGCCTTGTGTACCTTGGATCGACTGCGCACCTTGCACACCTTGGAAACCGATATCACCTTGGATACCAGTTGCGCCTTGAAGCCCCTGTGTTCCTTGGATACCTTGGAAACCACGATCACCTGATATATCAAATGCTACGATACATGGTAGTGAAATATATGTACCTGGGTTAGAAGGTAAATCCTCAGCAACGAAATCTTCTTTTAGACCATTACCACTTAAATAAGTAACATCTAAATCAAAGTAATTGCCATCATCAGTAAGTCCCTGTATTGAGAATATCGCATACTTACTAGGATTATCACGTAATGTGAATTTCATATAACCTTTATTAGTAGAGCTAGATGAACCTATAGCGTTAAAGTAAGCTGTTAAATCAATATTAAATGTATCGCTATCAGCAATCCAAAGTTTAGTTGCACCAGTTAATGCGCCAGTATCGGCTGCTGGAGAATTGAATACCATAAATCCAGAAGTAGCCGAACTTGGTTCTGCAAATGTGTGTCCTACATTATATTGAACAACCATCCCTGAGTCATCGCCTGAGAAACCTTGGAAACCATAGTCACCTTGTATACCTTGAAACGCTTGAGGTCCTTGTACACCTTGAACGCCTTGATCTCCTTGAAGTCCTTGGATTCCTTGGATGCCTTGCACCCCTTGGATACCCTGAGTTCCTTGTGTGCCTTGGATTCCTTGGATGCCTTGCACCCCTTGGATACCAGTTGTACCTTGGTAGCCCTGTACGCCCTGATTACCACGGAAACCACGAGAACCTTGGATACCTTCTTGACCGATTGTACCCTGTACGCCTTGGACGCCCTGATTACCATCAAAACCTTGGACACCTCTGAAAGAACCAACATTAACCCAGTTAGCTCCATCATAGACCCAAAGCTCATCGTCAGCCTCATCAATAGCCGCTTGCCCTGTAGTAGCAGATGCAAATGCAGTATTAAGAGTTGCTTGAGGATCGCCACCACTATCAACGTCTGGAACTGATCCAATTACGTCAAATCCTGGCCCATATGTGCCTTGCACACCTTGAACGCCTTGCACACCTTGTGTACCCTGTGCGCCTGTAGCACCAGAACCAACATCAGCCCATGCTGAGCCGTTTGATACGTAAATGTTACCATCGCTACCATAAGCTATAGCACCTGTGTATGGGGCTGGATCAAGTTGGATAGGGACTGCTTGTGGCTGACCCTGACCAATTATCCTACTTCCACTTATAGATTTAAACGGCATTATACATCATCCTCTTCAGCTTGACCTAGTGTAAATGATAGAGTTGCATGTACTGCTAAGTTGTCTGAACATTTTAATTCTAGCAGATCACCTGACTTAAAGAATTGACCGTTAAGCGGTAATGGGATAGTATCATATGCTGGGATTTGTAAGTTTCTTATTAGATAGAATTCAGCGTTAACATCTTCTCTATGCGTTCTCACATCACACGTTACTGTAGCCGCTGTGATATTACACAAGATCAGAGGTGAAATAACTTCACCAACGCCTGGTTCAATAGTAGTTGAACCCCCAAAGACTAGCTCTGGGACTTCATAATTTGGTACTTCAATCATTGTCTGCCAGTTGGTAGATAATGTGAAAGACTTAGCGACTGGTTTAGCATCAGGCGCTTGTGTTGTTGTGAGTGTATTTATAGCCATTATAGAGATGCCCTTGAATTTGAAGCCCTTCGAGCGAGTTTTCTAACTGACGATGTGAATGGACGTCCTTCAATACGACCTGTTCTACCGTTAATTTTCAACCCTCTTGCGAAATACTGGTTGTTTAATTCGTCTGATCCAGACCATCTAATTCTACCACCGTCCTCTGAGAGAACAGATGCAGTAGCACCGATAGCCGCGCCGATGTTTCTAAAGTTCAGCGGAAGTGCGTTTCTGTTAACACCTGCTGATGCACCGTTAAACTGGTGAGCAATAGATTCAACGAGCGAACCAAAGACTAGGAAGTCTGGTGTCAATACACTTTTTGTAAGTACGTTGTCTAGCAATTCTGTCACCATGTTCCTGTGTGCTTGATCTGGAGCGATATTAGTATTTATATAAGTTTTCATTTGTTCCCAAGCCTTATAGAAAGAATAAAGCAGATCGGAGTTATTAGCACCAACAGTAATCCATGCAGTACCGTTCCAATGATAGATCGTTCCAAGATAGTTATTGTTGTCTGGATTGCCAGCACCAGTTGTTGGAATGATGTATGCATCCCAACGCTTCATGCCTGTCAACGCATCTCTAGCTGGTACGGAAGCAACTGTGCCTTTAAAGCGTAGTTTTCTCCAATCAGTAAATGTTCTTGGTGCGTTAAACACTGGGAACACATGCTGTTGGTTGATATTAAACAACGCCGCCGCAAATGATCTCATTGCTCTGTCTGTACCTTCAACACCGTTTGCTGGATCGATAAAGGCAAAGTCATTTGCAATAATCTGTAGCAAGTTTCCACCGTCACGATAAGTCTTAGGTAGGTCAATGAATTTGTACTCTGAAGTAATGAAACGCTGAGTTTCACGTTGCAAGAATGTTCTATTATTAGCAAGAATGTCCTTGGCAAAGCTATATTCTTTATCTGTTCCGATAACATAGTTAGGCTCAGTAAGAGGTCCGAGGTCTAACACGGAGTTGTTGAATAGTGCATTGTAGAAGATCAAACCTAGATCGTATGCTTGATTTGCTTCAGCATCACCACCAACGCCCTGTCTAATGACCTGACCTGGTAGATTACCTTGAACTGCCAGTTTAGCAAGCTCACCAATCTTACGGTATGCTTTAGCAGTTGCAACACGCTGATCTTCTGGTACTCTTAGTTCGTTGTTCCAGAAGTAGAAATCTGCATTCCATCTGGAAGCTGAGTTACCACCGTAGTTAAGGTCATAGCTGAATGCATCCAAGATGTAAACACTGTCTCTGCGACACTTAGCTTTGTTGTAATCAAGAACGTTGAATTCTTTGTTAATCCATGTTGTGATGTCATCACTTAGATTGTCAAGATTATCATCAATTTCATTGCCCATCCAAATTAGAGAAGCATCTACCCAAGAAGTATCTGGCTCTTGAATATCAGGAACACCGTCCAAGCCATTGCGACGAATTGCCATTTCGATAATTCTTACTAGGTTTTGAACTGTAGTACCTTCAGTTGCAGTCGCTGGGGTTCCAGCAACATCTTGACCGCTTGCAGTTTCTTGCACAACCTTCTCAACCAACTGACCCATTTCGTAGAAGAAATCAGCAGTTTGACTTCTTTGATCGAATGGTAGGACACTTGTGGCATTGTCGAAATACAAGTTGGCATTTAACAACGTACCATAGTTTGTACCATACTGAACGTCATGTGATAGAGCATCAACGATACCGCCAACATCTCTACGACATTTCTGCTTAGGATAGCTTAGACCATTATATGTTCTCGAAATAAAGCTAATCAAGTTAGTTGCAAGAGTTGCTTTGTTTGTGTTAATGGTATCAATGCTAGTTTCGATTGCTGATCCAGCCATCCACTCACGGTTTGGTTCGATAAGAACTGGCAAGTTAGTTGGGTTAGTTTGAGCAACAACGTTTGCTACTACTAGGCACAAGTCTTTAGCTTCTTTAGCAATGTAGCGTCTAGCTACAAGAGAAGTCTTGTCTTGTCTGATAGTTGCACCAATAACTTCTTGTACTGCGCCTTTAGTTGCACTTACGAATGTATGTGCCTTCTGCGCTCCTGTACCACCTGATCCAGCATTTACAGTAATAGTTGTACCAGAAATTGCATTAATTCTTACTGGGCTATTGTGCAATGGATCAGTAGTTCTTGGGTGGCTGATTTCAACCGCCGCACCACTTGCATCTAAGCAAGAGAATGTGAAGGAGTTGGTTGGGAACACAACGTGATCTCCAACTTTAAAGTCATGTCCACCACTAAGAGTGATAACCATAGCTCCATTAAGAGCATCGTAAGTTACTGTGCTTGGTGTGTACTTTCTACCTATTCTCAATGGAACTTCGATCTGACGGATCACATCATGAACAACTTGTGCCATGTGTGTGAATGCTCTTTTCGAAGATTCTCTTTGTTGGATAGGCAATACATTTACGCCATCTTTAAAGTGAATTTGAGAATTGTTCCAGATTGCGCTGTTACCACCGTATTGAACATCGTGGCTGATTGCGTCAACCATGTGACCTGCATCACGATGACATCTTTCTCTGCTATACTCAAGATAAGAGAACCTAGTCTTAAGGTAAGTAGTGATAGATGCGGCAAGTGTCGCTTTTGAGTCACCGATCAAAGTAGCTTCAGTGTTGTAATCATAGTTTTCGCCTACACCATCAACTACTTCAATTGCTGTTGGAAGATTGATTAGAGAGTTATCAACAATCAAGTCTGATACAACTGACCATAGCTCTTGTGCCGCTGTCGCTGTAAGAGCGTTAACGTTACCGAATACTGCGCTTTGCACAACTGCGTTACCTGTAGTAGCTGTAACTGGCTGTTTAAGAAGCAATGCTCTTGTTACTGTAGCCAAGTGTGTGTATAGTGCTACGGTTGGCGCTCTTTGTGCTGTTGACAACGCTGAAAGTCCGTTTTCAAAATAAATCTTAGCAACATCAATCATAGCTGTGTTTGTGTTATGTTGAATGTCGTAAGTTACAGCATCAACCATGAAGCCTGTGTCTCTTTGACATTTAGCTTCTGTATACACTAATGATGGATAGTTAACATTTACCCAAGCTGTAGCTTCAGCCTGTAAGAAAGCTCTGTTAACGTTCATACCATCAGCCGCATTCTTAGCGAAGGCTTCGAATTGACCGATACCGTAGTTGTAGTTAGTGCCATCAGCCGTGAAGTCATTTGTCATCACGTTGATGATATTAGTGAAGGAACCGTTTGCTCTAGTGAGTGCTACACCGCTTAGCTTTGCTTCGATGTCTTTTTGTATATAGCGGATTCCTTCTATCGTTTCAGCAAGCTGTTCCTCAATTACTTCTTGAGCGCCAGCCATACCGTTACGATATGCCTTACCAGCATACTTTGAATTGTATGTGGAACCTGTTTGAACATCTCTTCTTACAGCATCAATAATGAACCCTGCATCTCTTGCGCATTTGGCTTCATCGAATGTGTAGAATTCGTCTTCGACAAAAGCAACAACTTCGTCTTGGATGAATGTTCTATTACGTTGTAGTGCTTCTCTAGCAAATGTTCTTGATGGAGACATAATAGGATTACCAGATACTACTGGCAATTCTTTACGCTTCTTAAGAACATCGTCTTTAGAACCTAGTAGACCTTCAATCTCTGGCTCATCGTCAACCAAGTCAGCTACGATAGTAACAAGTGCTTTACCAGCAGCCGCTATCGTCGCATTACCTGCAACATTTGAGAGATTTTGAGGTAGGATATTTCCCTTGACTTCTTTAATAGCATCTGCTAGTGCGCTTACGAAAGTGTGTGCGCCTGTATAAGACCCTGCCACACCAACTTGCAATGTGATGGTAGTTCCAGTTACAGAAGTAATTGGACATGCTTTGTTAAAGAATGGATGCCCTGCTTGTGGAGCCGCATCATTTTGTACGCCACTACCGTTATCACATGAGAATGTAATACCAGATGGTGTGAACCAGATGTGATCATCAGAAGTTAATGTGTGCGCTCCAATTGTTGCAACAAAGACACCAGTTGTTGGGTCATATGTAGCATCAGTTGGTGTGAATGTTGCACCAAATACTGGAAGAACAACTGTTTCTTCAATGATGTCTTCAACAACATCAGCAAGATGTAGATATGCCAATCTTGTAGGCATACGCTGATCGTATGGCAAGATGTTAAGAGCCGCATCCCAATAGTAGGAAGCCGCATTGATTGTACCAGCATTACCACCGTACTTCAAGTCTTCTGCGACTGCATCAATTACATAGCCTGTGTCACGGTAGCATAGTGCTGTATCGTAACCAAGAGCATTATATTCTTCTCTTAGGAAGTCTGTAATTTCTTGCTGATACTTTGGTATTGTACCACGAATTGTTTGGTAGTCTGCATTGATAGCCGCATTATCTGTGTAACTTGGCTCAACAATAGTTGGCAATGTAGTGATGTCATTCGAACGAATAACGTCTGATACTATGCTCCAAAGTTCTTGTACCTTACCAGATACTGATGGGATAGAAGCTTTTCTGAATGAATTTGCTGTAGCACTCACAAATGTGTGTGGTCTAGCATAACCATTTGCATTACCTGCGTTCATAGTGATTGTAGTAGCTGTTACTTCTAAGATTTCCATTGGTGTGTTGAACCAAGGATCAGTTGTTCTTGGGTGTGAGATATTGATAACTGTATCAGTATCGTCTAGGCAAGAGAATGTAATACCTTCTTGGTCAACAATGATGTAATCTCCAACAACCAATCTGTGCGTACCGACTGTTACTGTAAATTCACCGCCAACTGGATCGTATGATGCATCTGTAGGTGTGTAAACAGGTTGGTTCATTGCAGTTTGGATTGCATTAGGCAATGCACTTACAAAAGTATGTACCGCATCAACATTAGCAACACCAACTTGCAAAGTGATAGTAGTTGATGTAACTGCATCAATAGTCACTGGCTTGTTGTAGATTGGATCAGATGGTCTTGGGTGTGCCAAGTTACCGCCACCATTGCTTGGACAGCTAAGTGTGATGCCATTTTCTACAATAGTAACTCTGTCGCCAACAACATAAGAGTGAGTACCAATTGTAACTTCCATAACACCAGACATGTGTGCATAAGCAACATCTGTTGGGGTGTATGATGTAGTATTTTCTCTTACTTGAGTTGTAACCACTTGTAGTGGTGTAACAACTTCGTTTCTTACGATTTGACCAGCAATCTTACCAATAAATTCAAATGATTCTGCTGATGGTGTTCTTTGATCTTCTGGAAGAATACCTACAGCCGCATTGAAATAAAGTCTTGAGTTAAGAGCCGTTGAGGCATTTGAACCGTGCTGAATATCCCATGAGATAGTATCAACAAAAGTACCAACATCACGTTCGCATTTAGCAACGTCATAGTTATGGTTAGGGTGGTTCGCCGCAAGCCATGCTGTAACTTCATCTTGGATGAATGCTTTGTTGGCTTGTAGTGTTGCTCTTGCTTCATATGCTTCATCAGACACATAAGTTGAACCAAAGCTGAGAGTATCAGCATTGCCCAAACCATTATTCATGATGTCGATGATTTCGTCAAACGCCGCATTTGAGCGAGTAATCGAAGTTGCGTCAGAAATGTCACCAGCAACTTCACCTTTTAGCCAAGTGAACGCCGCGACTGTTTCAGTCAATTCATTAGCAATTAATGAGTCAGCAGATGCTAGACCAATACGATATGCCATACCTGAGTTTACAGCATTGACGTTTGAACCAGTTAAGATGTCTCTTGCTACCGCACTTGCGATAAATCCAGTGTCACGTTGGCATAGTTCTTTATTGTAAACAAAGTATTCGTTTCTCAACCATGCGTCAAGATCATTCTGGATGAATGTTTTGTTAGCCGCTAGTTGACGTGCCGCATATTCACCTTGTGTAGTCGCAGTGACTTTAACAAGACAGTCAGCTTCAGCACTAATGAATGTGTGTACGCCTGTATATGTTCCACCGTCACCAACATTAATAGAGAATGTATCTGCGTCAGTTACTGTGATTTCCAATGGTAGATCGTATGCTGGATCACCAATTCTTGGATAAGTAGCTTCTGCAACACCGCCATTGTCACAAGAGAACTTGAAGCTATGAGGCTTAAGTTGTACGTGATCGCCAGTAGCAAGATCGTGTGCAGTAGCTGTTACAACAAACGCACCGTCATTAGGATTGTATGTTGCACTTGTTACTGAAACAATTTCTGGCTTCTTAGCTGGGTCAGTCCAATAAAGACCGTTAGTGTCGATACAATCAACATCTGCACTTACAAATGTGTGTGCCGCTGAATAACCACCAGCATTGCCAACATTTACAGTGATTGTTGATCCAGTTACGCCTGTAATTCTTACAGGAGACTTGAAGCAAGGCTCACCTTCTCTTGGATGGCTGATTTCTACTGTTGTTCCAGCGTCTGTGTTTGCACAAGACAACGTGATTGACTTAGGAGCAATTGTAATCCACTTACCTTCTGGAAGGCTGTGCAAACCAATTGTCAATGTCATGTCACCACTTGTTGGGTTATAAGCAACATCTGTTGGTGTTACTAGACCATTGTACATAGTAGCTGTTTTGATGCAGTTTGGTAATGCACTTACGAAAGTGTGAGCGCCAGTGTATGTTCCACCGTCTCCAACATTAACTGTAATGCTTGTAGCAGTTACTGAGGAAATTGTCAATGCTTTATTAAATGCTGGGTCTGTTGCTCTTGGATAAGCCGCTTCACCTGGTGTGCCATTGAATGTGCAAGAGAATGTAATGCCACCCTCTTCAATCATGATCTTATCACCGATTACAAATTCATGTGCGCCGATAGTGATTTCTGTGATACCAGTTACTGGGTCATATGTAGATGTTGATGGTGTGAATGTACCATTAAGAACTGCAACTTCTTGTACAGAACCTGCCTTCGCTCTAATAAATGTATGTGCGCCTGTATATGTTCCACCATTTCCAACATTCATAGTAATTGTGTCGCCTACCACATTCGTAATTGTCTGTGGTGTTCTGTATGCTGGATCAGTTGCTCTTGGGTAATCAGCAAAGCCAACAACACCATTAAATTCACAAGAGAATGTGAATGCTTCTTTCATAAGGATAACTTGATCACCAATTTCGAAAGAGTGGTTTGCGATAGTTGCAGTGAATACACCTGTTACTGGATCGTATGATGCATCTGTAGGTGAATATTGCTTACCTTCAGTTTGCATGATGCCCATGAACTCATCGAATGAGTCATTGGAACGTTTAATTGAAGCCGCATCTGAAAGGATAGCCGCTGTATCAACTTTTAAGTTTTCGAACGCGCCTAGTGTTTGTGGTAGCTGATTTTCAATTAAGAAATCGCCTGTTTTACCACGATAAGCTTTACCAGCAGCAACTGTCATGAAATTTGAACCAGTTAGCATATCACGTTGGATAGCTGGAATGATGTACTCGTTTGTGTCACGTTGGCATTTAATACTGTCGTACATGTAGAAGTTACTGTCTGCCCAATCCATCATGTAATCTTGGATGAATGTTTTGTTAGCTTGCAACTGAATACGTGCGTTTCTTTGGTTCAGTGGGATACTTGCATCGTTGCTGAATGTAATTGCTTCACCAACAACAGTCACTGCATTGCGTGTATTACTTACAAAAGTGTGAGCGCCAGTATAACCAGATGCTCCGATATTTACTGTGATCGTATCTAATGTTACGCTAAGGACAGGAATTGCTGATCTGTATGCTGGGTCAGTTGGTCTTGGGTAAGAGGATGCAACTTTGTTGCCATCTGCTACACAAGTAAACGCGAATGATTCATCTGAAAGAGTAACCATTGTGCCAGCAGTCAAGCCATGCCCAACCATAGTGATTGTAAATACGCCAGTACCAGGAATGTAAGAAGCACCAGTAGGTGTGAACTTTTGACCGTTATTTCCAAGAATATCAACAATTGTATTGAACTTAGTATATGCTCTTGATGCACCTAGTGCAGAGTTGGCTTGTACTAGATCGTCAGTTGTTTTGCGTAATCTTGAGAACGCCGCAACTGTTTCATTTCTTTGATTTCCGATTACAGCAGAAGCTTGCTTGAAGTAGTAAGCCTGTCCCGCTGTTACAGAGTTGTAGTTCGTATCTAGGATAGAATCCCATTTAACCGCTGGCAAGATGTATTCTTCGATGTCACGAGCGCACTTTCCGCTATCGTATGCAAAGAATTCATCGTTGTTGTCGATCCAATCAACCATACCATCAATGATAAGGTCTTTGTTGTCTTGAATTAGAATACGAGCATTTTCTTTTGATTTGTTTACGTCATCGTTATAATCTGTCCAGATAATTGGATTAGCGGCTTCTTCACCATTCTCAAGAATGTTGATAGTCTCGTTAATAGATGCGTTGACACGATTTGTTACATCAGAAGATGCGTTTGCAAAGATGTCAAGGATACCCTCTTTAAGATGCTGAATAGAACCTACTGTTTCAGTAAGTTGTTCAGCTTTAACTACCTGTGAGATAGGAGAGCTATACGAGATACCACTTAAACGACCCCAATAGTTACTACCTGTAGCAACATCAAATCCTGTATTGTCAATGATAATTCCTGTGTCACGGAAACATTTGTCTGCATTGTAACCTTGGTATCCTAGCCCAGCACCACCTTCAAAACCTGTAGTTGTGTTAGCTGTTAGGAAGTCTACCATATTGTCAAGAATATCGTCTTTCTTAGACATAATCAATTCAGAGAATGCAGTGTTAGCGAAGAATAGATTATCATCACCTTCTGCTGGTCTAATAATTGTAGTAGACCCCTTTGCTCTCATTGAGATGTCGCCAAACTGTGTACCAGAGTTGTTCAAAGTCATCTGACCACCATTAAGCGCAAAGAACGCTTGGCGTGTAAAGATTGACAAGGAACCAATACCGTTAACACCAGCACCGTTTTTAGCAACATAACCTGTACCGTTTTGTGTACGAGGCGTGAAACCAAAACAAAGAACGTATGTGTAAAGTGAGTCTGTGTCTAGCAATGCTCTGTCTGCAAGCAAACAACCACCACCACGACCAACTGCCCTGTTAGGGAAATCGTCAATGCCGATGCTTTCGATAGTACCAGTACCGCCACGTTGGGCGTAAAGAATATCTCCAACTTCTACATTACCTTTAAGGTTACGAACGTAGATTTGTCTTGCTGAGTCAATGTCTGTGATGTATGATACAAAACCAGTAGCACCAGATGAGAATGTTACTTCATCATCAATTTCAAACTGTGACTGTGCTGAATGACCTGCAACCAAATAGAATTCTTGTCCAAGGTCGAGAATACCACCCTTAGAGTTGAATGGGTTCAATGTTGGTTCAACATCAAGACGGTTAAAGTTAGAAAGCTGTGAGGAGTCACGAATATATGGTGAACGTCTTAGCAACGCACCTGGGCGGTAAGCAATAGCGAAACCACCTTCTGGATAATCGAAGTTATCAACCTCAAAGTTCATGTAACCGAAACCTTGGACATAACAACCAGAACCAACCAAGATACCATTTGTTCTTTCGTATCCTGGAGATTTCCTGATAACAGTAGCGTACTGACCTGCTGTAGAAGTCAATGAGCAATCATCTGGAAGTGCAATAGGCTCTTCAACGTAATATGCGCCTGGGCCAACGGAGATGTGTACTGCATTGTCGATGTCATTTCTGTCGTATGACCCACCAGCTTTTTCTAATGCTAGTTC